CGCCGTTGCCGTCGCCGTCGCCGTTGCCGTCGCCGTTGCCGTTGCCGTAGCCGTAGCCGTCGCCGTTGCCGTAGCCGTCGCCGTAGCCGTCGCCGTTGCCGTAGCCGTAGCCGTCGCCGTTGCCGTAGCCGTCGCCGTAGCCGTCGCCGTAGCCGTTGCCGTAGCCGTAGCCGTAGCCGTTGCCGTAGCCGTTGCCGTAGCCGTAGCCGTTGCCGTATGTGTTTTGCGACTCATCAAAGCACATGATCGCCGCGGCAAACGCGAACACCGTTACGCGGCGAGTGCTTTGCTCCATACGTCTTGATCACAATCGATCAGTGCTACCGTAGTGAGCTCGTGGAACGATACTGTCCCCACTTTATCGAGCTTCGTCTCTTCTAATGGACCTTTGGCGGCGAGTTCGCCCAATCCTTCGCTCGTTCCCCAACGTCGAATGTTGTAGGCATTCGAGAGGGTGCATTCACTGCCCTCCTTCGAGAGCTCCCCGACGAACACCCACCCGCGCTGCAATATCGCGATCACGATTTTATTCATGTTTGTGTTCTTTATTCCTCCCCGTTTTCAATGTACCTGTCGTCAGTATAGCACGCAGTTTGTATAGCGCACGTCGCCACCACGGGGTGAGCCGGCGCCGGTTCCGTTCACCGACCGCGCGCAAGACCGCTTTGTCGGTAAACATCTTGCTGTAGTCGTAGACCGGCCGCTCCGGCTGCGCTGCGCGTTTCCCCCGCTTGTTCGCGAGCATGTCCCCGAGATGCAGGACCATGCGATGGAGCGTCACGAGATCGTCCACCGTCGAAAAATGCGCCCACTCCTTGCGTCCCATCCGCCGCTCGAGCTTCGCGTAGATCGTGTGCCGCGGCATGCCGAGCATGCGCAGCTCGTCGATCAGCTCATGGCCGCGCTCTTTCAGCATGATGACCGCGAGTGATCGCATACCTAGCGCATCTTGGGCTTGAACTGCCACGTCTTCGTTTCTTTTTTTGGAGGCTTAAGATCAAAGAGGGCGCGCATGATGAACGTGTCGCCGAAGTCCGGCGAGCGGCCGAGCACGATCTTCGTCTCTTCTTTTGGCACCAAACTGCGCTTACCTTCCGAGTCGATGTGCTGCTCCTTGATCTGCTCGAGGTCGGCGATGAGCCAGTCACGGATACGCGTATCGATGCATTCGACGCGGACCTGGTGCGTATTCACCTTATCGGCGAGCACGTAGGCGCACTGGGTTTTCACGTTAGCAAAGGCGCGCTTTTTCTCGGGGAGATCATCGTCGTCTTCGTCCAACTGTTCGATGGGCGTGCCGTTGGCGAGGAAGCCGCGGACACCGCGCATCTGATCGATCACGCCGCCCCCGATGCCGTCCTCATCGATGAGGACATGCGAGTAGGGTATTTCCTCCTCGTACGCAAGACTCTTGAGCCACTGCGCCGTGATGTCAGTTCCCTGCTTCTCACGCCACAGGATCTTGTATGCGAACCAGCCGCGCCAGAGCGTCACGACGATCTTGTCCTTCCCATAGCGGGAGACATCGACCGTCATGTAGCGGTCGCTCGAAGTGTCGTCCTCATCGTCCGCAATGTGGTTGGTAAACAGATCAGCGATGGCCGCGTAGTTGATGAGCGCCGAGGGGTCGTCCTCGTACTCCCAGTTGCCGTCACGCAAGCGCGCGCGCATGATCGGGTCCGTAATACGGTCGAGGTTCTTGCCGTATGCTTTTTGGCCGTACTTGTTGTCTTTGTGGAGCGCCTGGATAAATTTGCGGTCCGGCGGCAACTCGCCTTTTGTCGAGGGCTTATAGAAGAGGTGGTACGTCCAGTTCTTTTTGGGGTTGCCGGTCGCGAGGAGACTCGGGTTGATGCCCTGCTCTTGGTTGAGCCAGCGGCCGCAGCGGCTCTTCAAGACTTCGCGTGCCAAGGGATGCACTTCACCGGCTTCTTCAATCGCGCCGTCGGAGTAGGGAAGTGAGCCGAAGCGCTCATACAGGGGATCTTCCGTGGGCCGGTACGAGAGATCGAGCAAGTCGATGGCCGAGCCGTTGGCAAAGCGGATCACGTGCATCTGCCCGTCGAGCTTCCACTCCTCTCTTGGTATTTTGTGGTAGCGACAGACCTCGAGCCAGGTGATGTACGTCGACTGCATCAGGCGCTTCAGCTCATGGCGGCCGATGAATGATTTATAACCGGGATACTTGTATGCGTTGATGAGGCGGCTCTCACAGATCGCCCAGCTTTTCCCCCCGTCGGCGCCGCCGCCGAAGAAGACCTCGACGGTCAGCGGTCCGTAGTCAGGATCTTTTGGATCGAGGTGATCAGGATCCAGGACGACCGTGTTCAGTGCTTCGTAGCAGAGATGTTGCTTCCACGTGGGCTCGATGGTGAACGGCAAATCCATACCTCACTTGGCCGGCTCCTTGGGGACGATGTATGTCATGACGGCGCGGCGGGGCTCCTGGATGGGTTTGCCGCCGGTCGTCACGTCGATCTTCTCCCCGTACTTCTTCGGCAGCACTTTGCTGATGTACCACTTGCGCGTCTCAACGCGGAGCTTCGAGCGCTGCGCGTGCTCGTGGTCAAAGACGGTGATCGTGCGGCCCTTGCCGACTTCCCGCTCGGTCCAATCATTCGTGCCGTCGTCGGCGATTTCCAGTGTTTCGTCAAAGAGGAGCTCAGCCTGCATATTGCGAGCGCGTTCGTATTCTTTATGAAAATTCTCCTTGACCGGGTCAAGGAGCCAATCGATCACGGTTGAGGAGTCCGGCATGCCGTCGTCGCGGCAGATCTGGCGCAGGCTCTCGCCGTGCGCAATGCGGACACAGATCTTGGCGGCGAGTTCGGCATTATACACAAAAGCGCGGTTGTCTTCGTTACGCGCCGCTTTCTTCTTCCCATTCTTTTTGAGTGCCGCTTTCTTCTTCCCCATGCATATCTTCCTTGTCTTCCTCGAATAATCTTCCCTGGGTAACTACCCCGCGTCCGGAGAACTCAACACCCCAGACGCGGGTTGGAAGTAGCTACGCTCTCAATTCTAGCACTACTTCTTTTTGCCCTTCGCCGTTCCCTTTGCAGCGGCCTTCGTCGCTCGTGGGAGCGGCTTCACCGGCAGCTTGTGTTTGATGCGCCACTCGCGCGATCCAAACGCAGGAGCTGCCTTACCCTTTCCTTTTGCCATGGTAGTTTTTTTGTCCGGGGGCCGCTTGCGCCTTGCGGGCAAGAGCCCCGATTACGCCTCCCGGCACGCCCATCGCCTTGAGCTGCGCGGAGCGGCCGCCGTAGCCGAGCTTGTTGCTCTTGCCGCGGAAGCTGCCCGTTTTCTTGACGCGTTGCACTTCCTTGCCGTACGTCGCCGGGTATGTGTTAGCTAGTAATGTTCGTTTGGAAGCAGCGGAAAGTCCCATATAAAAAAGACTGTACCACGCGTCCGTGCGTAGTAGCAGGCCTATGGTGGATAACCAGGAAGTGCCCCTTGTACATACCGCTCTTAATGTTAGCTGTAACCATTATAAATGGCTAATGCTTATTGCGCTTATGGCTAACATTGGTATACTCAGGCGATGCCGAAACCCCGCCCACGAATCACCATCATGGGCGACGAGGGCATGGAAGAGATCGACTACGACGAGCTGCCGCCGGCCGACTCCGCTGCGGATCCGGCGGATTACTTTGCGCCGGTCACGCTCTCTGCTCGCGCGCTCGATCGATGCTCGCAGATCGTCCCCGAGAAATACTACAAAGGCCAAGGGCTCCACAGTTGGCTCTTGGAGCGCGCCAACTATGTCTTCAAAAAGATGCCGGTCAGCGCGGTGAGCGCAAAATTCCGCAGCTTGGAATATTTCTTTAGTTACCACGAGGCCGGGCCGGTGCTCGAGAATGTCCGCGAAATGCCATGATCACGCACCGATACAGCTCCGGAATACCCAAAGAAATGGAAGTCGCCGCCGATAAATTCATCCTCGACGCGTGCTGCGGGGGTCGTATGATGTGGATCCAAAAGAACCACCCCAACGCGCTCTATGTCGATAAGCGGGTTCGCCCGAAAGGATTCATGTCGGTGCGGCCGCAATTTGCGATTGCGCCAGACGTGCAAGCAGACTTTCGCGCGTTGCCATTTAAAAAAGAATCGTTCTCACTTGTCGTCTTTGACCCGCCGCATACGATCCGAAATGTAGAAGAGGGGGGGGTGATCGCGGAGCGCTACGGCCGTCTCACGATCGCTACGTGGCAGCAAGATCTCCCGCTCGGCTTTCAAGAATGCTGGCGGGTACTCGCTCCCAAAGGCACACTCATCTTCAAGTGGAACGAATGCGACAAGCCGATCGAAGAGATCGAGCCGTTTTTCCCGTGCCCGCCATTGTTCGGGTCCCGAGTGGGCACTCGTAACACAACACTCTGGCTTTGCTTTATGAAAGTATGATCACCCGCGCCCCCCGGCTCCCCGAGAATGTCCGCGCGATGATCTTCTCCGGCTTTGTCGACGACAAGTCGGCGGTCGCTACGACCATCGACGTTGGCCGCGCTTTTTATGAGAAGAAGCCCGCCGAGTGGAAATACAAAGGCGGCTGCTGGCACGCAAGTTTTCACATCACGGTCTTGCGCTACTACCGCCACTTCCGCGAAAAGATCCTCGAGAGTCAACACGCCCAGTATCCGAAGCTCGGCGGCGAGCTGGAGATCAATCTCACCTACTTCGGCGGGCACCGGAGGCGCAAAAAAGAAGAAGAGTGGGAGGTCAAGAAGCTCCTCGGTATCAAGGTCGGCAAGCAGGTCGCGCAGCGCACAAGCCGCGCCAAGAAGTTCTTCGAGCGGCCGGTATTGGGTATTCTCCAACGTGGCGGTCCCGTCATACTGTTGCCGGTCGAGAGTCGCGCGCGGCCATTCCTCGAGCTCATGATCCGGCAGATTGTAGAGAAAGGTTCGATAGTCTATACCGACAAAGAGAAGGGGTTAGGTGAGATCAAGATGCTGGGATTCAAGCACCGCGACGTCAATCACTCCAAGCACTACGTCGACAAAAATGGCTGGCACATCAATGGCATCGAGAGTGTCTTTCGGGAAGCGCGCGCGGTCATGCGAAAGAACTTCAAAGGCGTGCCCAAGAGCACGCTCGATCTCCATATCAAGGAGCGCGAGTTCCGCTACAATCACCGTCACGACCTTGAGACTGCCCTCACTGCGCTCCTACAAACGCCGGATCATCATCCTCGTCCTCCTCGATCTGGCACGCACACACCTCGCCGGGCAAAAGCTCGCCCGAGCCGTCGCAGATCCCGTACGGGCAGTGGTCCTTCATCTGCTCGTCAGTGAGCGCCATAGCTAGTCCAAGCGTTTCTGGAGGTACGTCGCGTACCCGCGGAATTGCATGGCGCGGTTCACCTCTTGGAGTGGCAGATCGAGCGTGGCCGCTACCTTTTGTGTTTGCTGGGAGACGAAGAACTCCTCATGCACCGCCTCAAAGTCAGACTCACTGAGCACGTCAGTCGCGACAGTACCTGCCTCATCAATAGACTGAACACCCCGCTCACACGTATTAAAATGCCGACTCCCGGTCGAGCCGCAGCACGGCTTCTTTTCCCATTTGCCGCCGGCCTTCTTCTTTTTGTGCATCCCCTTCGTTGGGTTCTTAGTTGGGTTCTTATTCGCGATCTCCACGGGTCGCGCTTCTTCAATGGGAACAGGCGCAGCTGCGGTAACCGGACCCTGCACCAACAGATCGATCGCCTGCTCAGGCGTCAATTCGCGCTCGGTAATATTGTTGCCGTCCTCATCCATGATGAGGAACAGATAGCTATATTTTTTCATACTTCGCGTTGTGAGTCAGGTTGAAAAATAGTAAAAGCTTCGCGTTTGGGTCCGGGGGTTTTGTAGTAGGAATCAACGGTTCGCTTCCAGAGTTTATTCTTCGAGATCCGTGGGTCAAGCCGCACTGCTTCCGCGACTTCCGCCTGCAGTCGCTTGCGGACGCTCGCCCTCATACACCCACAAATTCCGCTTTACCGAAATGGGGTGCCGTATTCTCCACTCCCTCTTCCCGATACACGATCGTCAGCACCGAGTCCTTGAGGGCGGTGTAGAGGACGGAGTGGCTTGGGACGGTGCGCAAAAAGGCGTTCGCCTGCATCTCGAGATCCTCGAGTGAGGGTGCTTTAAAAAGCTTGATCTGTGTGTGCTTCATGCGATGCGCCGGCTCGAGCGGGCGAGGTCCTGATTCTCATCGTCGCGGAAATCATTGTGCTCATCGCGGGTCACCATTTTTTGCTCCCAGATATCGAAGAGCGTCTGGCGGCGGACCGCAATCCCCGCGTCGCAGGTAATGAGTGCCGCGGCGGCCGAGCAGGCGTTCTCGAATCCTACGCGCACCACTTTGTACGAATCAAGTACCGTGTCATCGATCTCCACCACAAAGCCGGCGTTGTCCTGGATGCGCTTGTACGGCGCCATGAGGGCCTCGTAGAGGATGTGCTCTCTGCCAAGCGCCTCAGCCACGTATTTGAGCGCGAGGCCGCCGCCCTGCACGGTCCCTTCTTCCATCGCGGCCTTCGCTGCGTTGACCGCATCCTCGAGTTTGTGCTTGAGGTAGGTGCGCTCCTGTTCAGTGGCTGCGCCCACGCGTATGATCCCGACGCCCGAGGAGAGCGAGGCAATGCGGCGTTTCGTTTTTTCTTCGAACATCGCATCCTTCTCGCGTTCGATCTGCTCTTTCAAGACCGCGATGCGTTGCGTCGGGTCGCCGGCGCCACCCACCACCGTCACGTCGTCCTCATCCACTGCGATCTTGGTTGCGTGCCCGAGATGCACCATGCGCACGTCGCGGAGCTCCATGCCGAGCGCTTTGTCGATAAATTTTGCATTGCAGTAGACGGCCACGTCTTCGAGTTCCACCGAGGTCAAGCTCGGCGCTTTGACGGCGAGGATCTGGATCACCTCAGCGCCTTTTGCCGCCGCCTGCATGCTCTGCGCGATCGCCGAGACGACCTCCCGCGAGAAGCCGGCCGCGCCTTCGGAGAAGCCGCCGATAATGACGAGCCGCAATTTGCCGGCCGCTTTCATCTCGCTCAAGAGTTCCTTAAAGACGCTGATCGTCTCCACGTGCTGGTTCGTCACCAAGACGAGCGTGTCGTTCCAGAGGGCCTCTTTCTGGTCGCTCGATTGCGCGAGATACGGCGTGGCATAGGTGCCAAGAAAGCGCATGCCGGGTGTCACCTCGGTATCGATGCCGTACTTCGTCGCCCAGTTATCCTCCACCGAAATGTAGCCGTCCGGGCCGACCTGCCGCAGGAGTTCGGCGAGCGCTTTGCTGTATTCCAAATTCTCGAGTGAGGTCGAGATAATGTTGTCGAGCCCACTGCCGAAGTCGAGCTCTTTCTTTTGTTCCTGGAGCAGGGAGAGGGCGATGGGGCAGGCAGCACGGATCTCGCGAGCGACCTGCATAGGCGAAAGGGCGCCGCCGCCGAGCGCCGCGTTCTGGTTCGCGCCCTGGAGTTTTTTGACGCAGCTCTCGATGAGCGCGGCAGCTTCCACCACCGAGCTCGTCGTGCCGTCGCCGGCCTTGTCGTTCGTCTTGAGCGCGATCTCCACAAGCGTTTGCGCCGCGAGGTCCTCGATCTCATCCTCGAGATAGCTGTAGCGGGCAATGGTCACGCCATCGTTGGTGACGAGCGGGGAAGCGTACTTACGATAAATGATGCGGTTGCGGCCGTAGGGCCCCAAGGTCCCGCCGACCAGTTCGTTAATTTTGCGCACGCCGCTCAAGAATTTCTGTACCGCCGAATCCCCCACCGCAATGATCTTTTTTTCCATGGTTCCTTCCTTACCCAATAATTATTGCTCATCCGTCCCTTCCACCGCGCGTGTCTGTCGATCAGCCGTGCGCGCTTCGAGTGCGGTGAGTGCTTTTTTGAGCGCAGCGAGCGCTGTTTTATTTTCTTTGCACGGGACCTTGCTATCGAGATGCTCGAGCCGGTCGATCAGGACGCGGAGCACTTCCTCCGTCGTCGTGCCGTCCTTGACGAGCACGAGCTTGTCGCCCTGCAATTTTTTATTGACGAAAAAAAGTGCCCCGATGATGCGGGTCGCGTCGGCGTTCAAGAGTTCGTATTCGTGCCCTGCAACGATCACCATCATACCTTATCCATTGAATCCCACTGGCTGACCACCTTCCGTATCGATGCTCGTCGCGACGACGCGCACACCGAAGACCGTGGTGTCGGCCGAGAGGCCGAGCGCCGTCAGTTCCTCTGTCGAGGCTTCGATGGTGTGCTTGGCGTTCGCATCGCGATTGTCGCCGAAGCGCGTACGCACAAAGTCATCGAGATCCCCTCGATTCGCAAATGTTCTGTTGACGACGATTTTGACCATATCTATTTTTGTTGGGTCTGGAGGGGACCATTGCCGATTCCTTCGCCGTAGTATGCCTCAAATACTTTTCCGAGACGCATGCGTGCGTCTTCTGCAGCGCGGTAGGCGAGCATGATGTTTGCGATCATTTCGCCGTGATCTGTTTTTTCCGTCCCGATGAGTTTGAGTGTGAGAAAGGGGTGTGTTTTGAGGTTCTTAATGAGGTCAGCAAATTGCTTTCCCGCAGCGCGAATATCGGTAACCGCAGTAAGCAAACCCTCGGCTTCGGGGCTTGGTGTCATTGGTCCTGCGGTTGAGCTTCCCATACTTCCTTAAGTTCGCGGAGTATACCACGCGCTCGCGCGCTTTTGTGCAGCCGAAATGGAGCCGGTGGGGATATCCTGTGGATAGTGGCGAGAGCCACTTTTCATTGATCGCGCGGTCTTAGTAGTAGATCTTGAGATATATACAAACTACTATTATTAGCGACGCGAACATGTGGGTATCGTGAATTCACCCAGCATTCATGCGATTTTTCATCTGCCCTTCATACGGGGACAACGTGTGGATTCGCTGGGGACAACGGTGGCCGCCGATCGCTATCCCCACTTCATCCACACCCTCTCCCTCCCATTATCCCCACCTTTATCCACAGCCCGCTCCCCCACCGCCAAAGGCGCGTATAAAAGGAGAGTGTATAGCGTTTTGGGCGACCCACGAGAGGGGAGGGGAGCGGTCGCTTTTTCTCGTCCTTCCGAGCTCTGTACCTCGCCTTGACAAGATGCCCATTTTGTAGTTATCCACAGTTCCCTGCTTGCTTTGCTCGCTCTGCTTGCTATACTGTATTCATTATCAGCATTAGGAAGTAAATGCTCTATGGAAGAATCAGTTACTAGAAATGGTGCGCCCACGCGCGCCGATGTCATCAGCTACCTTGTCGATTGTCTGTGCATGGATCGCGAGGAGGCAGAACAGACAGTCAGTGAAAATTACTGTCCCGAAGAATTTCTCTCCGACGCGCAGATGGAGGAGATGCAGGAGTTCCTCGGTTACGTCGCGACGGTATGAGCGTCAAAATCGAATGTGCAAACTGTAGTGAGGCATGCGACTTGCCAGAGAATCTCTCCGTCTCGCGACTTCGCGAAACAGCCGAGGAATTCTATATCGAGCACCTGAAAAAACCGGCATTCATTCGCAAAGCCGCGTATCCTAAATGTGAAAGAAGAAACTTATTCGTTCGAACATTCAGTCTATGAAAAAACACATCAGAGTCATCCGCAGCGAGAACCAGACCATCGTGATCTACCGCGAGCCGCCCAAGGGGAAAGAGGCGCCGCCGGCAATGCGCCAGAAGCCCATCCTCGTGCGCATCCTCGGCCGCCGCCACCACTACATCATGCCCGATGGATCCATCCTTCCCATTCGCGAGAGTGCGTTCTGGAAATTTATCAAGCTCATCCGCCCGCAGGCGCGCTTCGCTGTATGACGCCTCAAGAGCGTGAGGCAGCGATCGAGCGACTGCGCACAGCCGGCCGCAAAGGGGGGATCGCGACCCGCCGCAAGCACGGCAAGAAGCACTTCAAAGCGATCGGGAGTACCGGCGGCAAGGCCCGCTGGAAGCAGGAATAAAAAATAGCGAGTGCGTAAAAAATCCAGCCGTCCGAAAGGGCGGCTGGCCGAGTAAAAAGTGCGTGCAAATCGTGTGGTCGATGCTCGGACATCTTCCATTACGGAGTGGGCTTGCCAATTTGGGCAGCCCGCTTGAGTGCGAAGATGGTCGCGCGTCGCACAGCCCGACACGACTCGTGGAAGCCGGCAACCACGTGCGCGAAGGCGATGGTGCCGTCGTCTTTTTCGTGTTCGACGATCACCGGATAGCGCGTGTCGTAGCAGATCGGCTCGCCGTCGAAGCGTTGCTCGCAGCCGAAGCAGTGCGTCGGCGCGGGGACGGTGTGCTTGTGATCCTTCACGGTGCCGTCGCTCGCCGCGCGTTTCGTGCCGTACCTCATGTGTTCCTCCTCGCTAGCCATTCCACGAACAGATGCTCGCAGATAGAATTGGTGGCAAAGCCGCAAAAGTGTCCGTAGACGCCGTCATGGCTCGGTTCGTTGCTCTTGTGGAGCGCGTTGCACCACCGGCAGGTATGCAGGTCCACCCAGCGGTTATGCCGGCATGGATCGCAGGGCTTTGTGCACTCCCTCGGGCTCACGCAGTACGTTGCCCGTAGCAGCGTCGGCTCGACGCTCATGCTGTGTGGCCCTCGGTGATACGCGCCGTGAAGCACTGGGCGCCGCAGAGCGCGAACCAGCCGTACTCATCGGTGCCTTCCTTCTGCGTCCAGGTCACGATGCAGTCCCGCAGCTTCACGGCGTTGCCGCACGCGCAGGTTTGGTCCGGCGCGTCGAGCATCTCATCGGTAAAGTTGAGCGTCTTGGCGTGATACGTTGGCGGTACGAACATGATGGCTCTCCGTGCTGCGCTCGACGACCCAGTAGCAGGTATCCGAGCAATATAGTTGGTCGCGCTGCGCCATCTCTTTGCAGAGAGGATTGCAGCAACACATTCGCATTGGCAATTTCAGCTGTCGCACGCACTCCTCCGTTTGTTTGAGTGATAGAGAGGGAGAGTCCTACGGGGCTGCTGCAGTGATGGCGCTAACTCTCCCTCCCAGCCATCCCCCTCTCTATCACTCATGTGTCAAAGTTCCACCTTCACGCATACTACACCCGCTACGGCGACCAAAATCCCTCGAGGTGGGGATCATCCCACGATATCCATCTTCGGTCATAGAGACAGTGCGTGAAGTTCGTCTCGAGCACCGTGAAGCCGGTGGCGTCCATTTTCGCGATCTCTGCGATGTGTTTGACCGGTGCGCCCATTTGCTTGTCCTTGTACCAAAAAATCGCTACCGCGCCAATTTGAGCGGGTCCCGTGGGCTGTATCGCCGCCATCCGCGGCAAGCTTTTGATGCGCGTCGAAAGATATCCCCAGCAATTGCACACGGTGTACCGGGATTCCCGGTGTGCGGCGATATCTTCCGCCGCGATGGTGAGGGCCGTCTCCGGATCGAGTGCTTCTTCTTTCGTCACCTTCGTCGCGCAGATATTCTGCTGCGTGAGGCCGTAGGAGCAGTCATCGTCCCCGACGGCATTCGGATTCCAGTTGCTCTCAGAGGCGGCGAGGTTTGCGAGCGTTGATGTCGCAATGCCATGCGCAAGCGCGATGCGCGCGGCCATCTCCGGCAGCGTCTCTTGAGGCGCGGCGATCACGATCGGCGGTTCAATTGTCGCGGCCCGCACGTACGAAGCGTCCGTGGGTGCGAAGACTGACGCGATCGATGCGCCCAAAATGGCAAGCAATTGAAGAATACGCTAGAGGCGTCCAAATACCTTTCCCCGCTCGTCGGTCAACAAATTCTTTCCCAGATACCCAACGAACGCAGCAAAGGCGGCATTTACGGCGGCGTTTGCTATGGACGCCCAGTCCACCGTAAATAGGTCAAAGTTGGGTTGCGAGACGATCGCAAAGACAGACATCAGGGCCGCGGCAACGACGGCCGTTACGGCACCTTTAGCGACATCTTTCAGGTTGAGCTTCCACATGCCGCTGAGGAGAGTCATACCGATATTGTACCGCCCCGCTTGCGCGCGTCCACCGAGTTATGCACAGGAGAAATAATGCGTCGGCATACCGCCCTTGATGTCGTAGTGGCGGATCCAGGCGTCGAGCGTGTAGTTGGCTTCCCACGTTCCCGAACGGGAGTCGTTGCTCATAATCCACTGCTTGCCCACCACGCCGCAGTGGCCGTTCGGGATAGAGCCGTTGCCCGTTCCCGTCACCGAAATGATGATGCAGCCCGGCGTCGGCGTTGAGACGAGCTTGAAGGACGGAGAGTTGAGCAGGTACTGGTAGAGCGTGCGGGTCGAAAGAAAAATGGGGAAGTGCAGGTCGGGGAGCGCCCGGGCGATCACTTCCGAGAGGGAGTTGGCGCAGCCGTATTCATCCGGCGCGCTGTCCTCGGGGGAGGCGTCGCGGCCGATCGAAGCGTACGCGGTTTCGTAGATGTCTTGGGTGTAGGTCACGGTTCGTATGATACCAAGCATTTGCAGTGCCCGGCGCAGGTCGTTGGTGAGCGATTGGAGGAGGGTGTCATTTTTATTAAGCATGAGCGGGGATGCGGGCGCGCATCAGCCCGAGGATGCGGTTGAGAAAGATGAGGATCGTCTGCAGGGTGTCGAGCTTGATGGTCCGGATGTCATCGGGGCCCGCGACCGCCGTCGTCAAGGCAAGCGTGCCGTAGATGTCGAAGGCTTTGTTGAATGCCGCGCGATTGAGGTAGAGCCAGCCATCCGCGCCCACGCGCCTGCCCTGCCACGATTTTACCTCGAGCGTGGGTTCACCGCCGATCGTCTTTTCGCCGGAGATCTTATAGTCGTGCCAGTTGTACGCGTTGATGTTGCCGTTGAAGATAAAGTGCTCGGTCAAGAGGCCGGTGGGCGCCGGATCGCCCCACTCGGGGAACCAAATAGTACCAATCGAAATACTATTTTTCACCGGTTTAGTACGTTGTGCGCGCAACGCAATGCGGAAGGAGTCAAACCAGTCCCGCCCCGGCACTTTATCCACACTAAAGGATTGACCGCTCTTGTGTGTCTGTGCTTGCTCTTCGGTCTCATTTATTTGCTGGGCGCCATAGACGCGCAAGGACTTTGCCGAATTTCGGAGATCACAGCCGCGGTCCGCGTCGTGGCCTTCCATAAAGCAGGTTTTTTTGTACGTGTAGCTTGCGAGGTACACCACCTTTTCCTGATCCGTTTTACAGTCCGTCTGCGCGTAGCCGGTGCAGCCGTAGGGGTAGCCGTCCGCCATCTGATCCGGCATGGTGAGTCCCGCGTCGAATGAATAGTCCATGGGCGGCAGGACCGCAGGGGAGGCAGCGCCGAAGTGCGGGAAGGTGCGGTGAAAGGAATAGTCGCGCGCGTCGAGAGGAGCTGGTCTGGTGCCGTGCTTGATCATACTATTCTTTGTCACCATCGAGGTGGCGCGCCACGCGGCCCATGATCTTCGTGACTTCGATGAGGGCGACCGTGTTTTTCGTCATTTGCTCGGTGAGATTGTTGCGCACGCTCGTTTCGACGTCGCGCAGCGCTTGCTCCCGTTTTTCCATGGCGCGCTCGTGCTGCTGGGCGCGCTCATCCATCACCCTGCTGTGGTTGGAGATGAGGGTTGTGAGCGTTTTCACGAAGAGCACAAGGGCATAGACGAGCGCCCCGATGCAGACCACGCCGATCGACAAGTTGGGGAGAATGGTGAGAAAGTCTGCCATAAATGGTTCAGATACGAGGAAGCGTAGCACGGTTTTTCATGGAGATATTAGTTGTTCATTGAATGATCACCGTCCCCCAGTCGCGGGAATGTTTGAGAGCAAAACCGAACGCTATCACCATGAAGGCAATGAGGCCGATCGATGTTGTGGGAAGGGCGGAGGGCATATTCATCCAAAGAAAAAGCACATATCTAAGCCACAAGTCTCGTAGGTGCAGGTGAGTGGTGTCCACATACGCTACTCAATATCCAGCTTCCCATTGTTGATAATGAACTGGCCTTGGGTGATGTTGAAGCGGGCGGGCGTGCCTGAGGTGCCGCCTGCTGCTGCGGTAGTGTATGTAATCTCACACCGACCAGTTGCACCGTTACCCTGACCCGTTTCGCCACCACCACCGCCTGCGCCTGCGGTGCCACCAGCGCCTCCCGTTGCGCCATTGTCGCCGCCGCCGCCACCACCGCCACCAAGCGCACTCGTACCGCCAATGCCACCATTTCCACCATTTCCTGCCGCTCCTGCCGTGCCGCCAAGCGTGTTATCGCCGCGTCCTCCCGCACCGCCCGTATCCGTTGCGCCGCCAATCGCATCGGCACCCACCTCGCCGTCACCGTGCGGCCCTGCACCACCACCTCCACCACCACCACCATCATGCGTACTGTCGTCAATGCCTTGCCCGCCGTTGCCTCCGTCATTTTTTACGTCTCCAGTTGAACGGCCTATTGTTCCACCAATACCAATCTGTGTAGTTAAACCAAGGCCACCACCACCAGAATCGGCTGCTACGAGGAGCGCAGGAGCGGTTGTTGAAGCGGTTGAGGTAGCTCCTGCCGCCCCCGATGTCGTACCTCCCACGCCAACGAAAATACGAATAACATCATTCGTAGCTACGGTCACGGTTGAGGAGGCAAACGCGCCACCGCCGCCGCCAGCACCGCCACCGCCAGTCCCCCCATCAAATCCTGCGCCACCGCCACCCCAGCAGGCAACATCAATAGAGGTGACATTCTCCGGTACCGTCCATGTGGTATAACCAGCAGTATCAAAGATTTCTGTGCAGTTGGTGGTGCAAACGGGTGTAATTGAAAGCATCATAAGCGATATGCGTGAAGTCAGCGGCCCAGTCGTCGCGACAAGTGCATAAGAACCGGGAGGTGTTTTCGCTGCATTGCTATCAAATCCGCAGTACGATGAAGGTGCCGTACGTAGTTTCGTGTTACTGTTTCGCGCAGCACAATCGCCATTCACATTTTCGCGCATACCCATGACAAGCCAGTCATTATCAGCCAATGTGGTGGTGGTAGCTGCATGTACGAGCACAGCCGATCTATCACTTGAGGTTGCGGTGTCGGGCACGCCCGTTTGCTTCGCGCCGGTATACGACATGGCGGCCGTGCGGATTGTACCGCTTGAGCTTGCGGTAAGTACGACATTGTTCGTACCGGCCGTTGGGGCAACAAGATACCAGATATAGTTCTTTCCATCTGTTGTGAAGGGAGATTGTGCACTTTGGGTCATGTTCACACCTGCATACGTCGCTACCATGTTGTTTGCAGAGTTCCACCCACTCACCACAAGGATGGTATTTGACCCAGAGATAGTGTGCGAATATGTGACACTTGAGACGGGGGCACCGGCCGTCTCCGTCACGGAATCAAAAGCAATTGCGGCATCAAGCGGCACGGGTGGGATTGACGCCCACAAAAGGACTATCGAGAGGCAGACTGATAGTGACCGTTGGAAGTAGGTCATAGAATGACATCGACGACACTCGTAGATTCGGTTACAACAGCTTGTCCCGCGCCCGGCAGTGCGAGAGCATCGTAATCAGCAACCGAGATGTCTTTTACGACGGACGACCCTGCAAGGTCAGTACAGATAGCTTTAGCCGCAGCCCCTATAACCTTTGCTTCGGTCATTCCATCGGGTACGGTCTTACTGACGACAGGTTCACGGTCACTGGATTTTGACGACGTAGCTGATGGAGCGTAATACCCAAAAGTACCGTCGGCTAGTGTCTCGTAGAAACCGTCAGCAAGCGTACCATCCGGCGTATCGTACACAGATATTTTGTACGCGGTTGGGCAATCAAGCTGCACCGTGACAATGGGTGCTGTTGCTCCAAACGTCAGAGTAGCGATGCCAGCAACAGTAGCAATGAGTTTACTCGGCATCATACTCGTCTGTGTCGATTGCCCCATTTCATATCATTGTGTGCAAGCTCCCGAACCTACTGTCAGCGTCGTGCCAACTACGAATACGCAAACTCGGCTTCCAGCGGTATTGTAGCCGTCGATCTGTATCTGTCCCGTAGAAATGGTGCTGCTGCCGCTGGTGATAGCCTTACCGCCTATCGTTACCAGTCCATTGGCTGCGGCGAATGTTGGCGTCGAGCTTCCTACACTGAGAGAGCCCCCAGTCTGCGAGGCGTCGAAGCTCATTGCCGCCTTTCCCGTAGAAGTTGCCGTTGGGGTCGAAGTGCCCATGTAGAACGTGTTGTTGATCCAGCGCATGAACCAGCCATTATCAGCCGAATTGTTGTCTGAGAGTGTGAGTTGGGGTTTGGTTGAAGTACCGAGCGTGAGGAGTCCCCATGTAGGCGTGGTCGTGCCGAGCATGAGTTGTCCAGCGGGGCCAGTGAGTTTCATGATGTTGGTGGTGCTGGCGATGTACCAGTTGAATGCCACGGGACTTGAAGAAGCTAGCTCAAAGTTCATGTCTCCGGTTGGCTGAGAGATGATCGTCGATTCTGGGCGTTCTCGGGCATTCCCCATCGCGCATCCTACACCCGTCCATCCTGAGTTGGTAAAGCCAAAGAATGCATAGTCAGATGCGAGAGCGACGATATTTCCATCCGCCCAGTATCCTGAACTTGCACATGCACCGGCATTCGCGTTTGCAATATTGATGGAGGCGACGCCATTGAAGTCCATTTCACCGTCTATCACGTCGCCTTGTACCGCACCGTAGAGTGGGGTGCTTGCGGTAGAGGTGCCAACAAAAAGAATGGGGTACGTACTATTTAAGCCAGAAGGTGTTACGCGCACCGGCCCCGCGAAGGTAGAAGTCGCTGTGGTCGAGGTCGCAAGAATGGCGGTAAAGGCGGGTGTACCACTCGCAACGATAGTCGATGCTCCGCTCCATGCCGTTACCATCCCGTTCACTCCACCTGAAAGGGCGGCTTGTTTGTTATTGAACGTGCTCCAGTCTGTTGATGAAAGGCAGCCATTCTGACCGCTTCCTGATGTCGCACAATCTATCGCAAGAGCACCACCTATCGCGGCGCGTCCGGCAGTAACCGTGATAGCGCTCGAACCCGCTGACACGGTGCCTGTTGCTACACTGCCGAGCTTCGCCGGTGACCCACCTGTTGTTGTCCAGTAGGGGATTTGACCAGCCGTTTCAGCCGCCGATGTAGCGACTTTCATATTGAAAGCCTCCCAATCTGCTGCGGTGATGCAGCCCTTGGTACCAGCGGCAGCGCTCGTGCAGTCGAAATTGCCTCCAGCTCCTCCCACCTGCGCTCCGATAGTGCCTGAGAACGTGATAGGGCCGGTCACGCCAAGCGAAGTGGTGCCTACGCTTCCCAAGGTGGGCAAACTCGCTGGCCCTTGCCAAAATGCGAGCTGGCCCACAGTCGGCACCGAACCAGTTGCGACTTTCATATTGAAGGTCTGCCAGTTTGCTGCGCTGAGGCAGCCGAATACCGTGCCTGATGCCGTATCGCACGTCACCGCACCGTTTGCATAGGTGAGGCCGGTCGAGTAGGTGGTAGTAGCAGCCTTGTAGACTTTGCCCACGCTATCGACTGCTAAGGGGCCGCTCGTGAGGCCCGTCAGCCACGTCGTGCCTGTATTGGTCAGCATGGTCGTTGATGCTTGCGTGAAGAAAGTTGTAGAGGCAAGTATCATCGTGCCATTCAGCCAAAATGGGGTCGTTGTGGATTGATTTGCCACACCGCCATAGGTTGATGGGGTGAATGGCCAGGCACCGCTTCCGCCACTCGAAGATGTCGCCACCCACGTAGGCACTCCACCAGAGAGTGCGAGTACAAAGCCGTTGGTCTGTGTACCCGCAAAAAATCCAGCACTCGATGTTGCAACGCCTTTTATGACACCCCCTGCCGATGTGTAGAGCACGAGGTTGTTGCCGATGCCTGTATCAGTGGTTGTGCCGAATGCCGTGGTGAGAGTCAGCGTACCGCCGCGAGTTAGTGCGCCACCACCGCCAAGCGGGTAAGTGGTGTTGATGGTTCCAAGCGTACCTGTAACAAAGTTGGAGCCTATCGAGGTTGTGGAGATTAGGTTTCCTATGGAGTCCGTTGCGAGAAGTGCCGAGCTGGTTGCTTTGAGGGTGAGCACGCTCCAGACATCGAGGTTCACGAGTTCAGAGGTTGAAGAGGCAAAGAGCCCCGTCTTGTACCATGTTGGCGTTGTGGTGGAGTTGGTCGTCGAGCCGAAGTTGGTCGCAACATTCCACGGCCATGCTGCGGCAGAGGTTTGGCACGTGGGGCAGGTGACGGCATTCGTGCTTCCCGTGTAAACGAGGGGAGAAGAGAACGTGGTCGTCGCGGTGTGGAGGTAAGCCCAGTCGGTCGCAGTCATGCAACCCGTGACACCACTCGATGCGTCCGTGCATCCGAATGAACCACCGCTGCCGCCGAGCTGTGCGCCGAGGGTTCCTGAAAAGGTAATGGGCGCTGATACAGCGAGAGAGGATGTCGCTACCCCATAGACCCCAGCGCCGCCATTGGAGACGATCACATTACTGGATGCTGGCTGCGAGGTTGTGGCGAGGCCGTTCCATGTCACGGTTGAGTTGCTGCCGCCTACAAGCGCGCCAATCGTGCCAGAAATGGTGAAGGGGCCAGAAAAGGCGTGCGAGGTCGTGGCGACCGTGGAGAGGAGCGCGGGGGTAGCCGTGGTGGTCGTCCAGTAGGCGAGCTGGCCGAGGACGGGGACAGATGATGTGGAGACGTTGCCGCCGCCTCCTGAGCCACTTGTAGGCCATGTCGTCCGGCAGGTATCTCCTGTGAGGCAGAGGGTGGTGGCGGAGAGGGCGGTGGTAGAGGCGTACGGAAACTGGGAGGCGATGAGCGTCGAGGTTGCGACGTAGTAGGTGGCCATGAAGGGGTTGGTGGAAGTGCCGACACCTGACCCGCCAGTCGGCCATGCGCTCTTGCAGTCGCCATTGAGGCAGAGCGTTTGCGTAAAGGTGCGCAGCCATTCGCGAGATGTCGTGCCGAGCTCATACATGTCAGTCGTCTCCGGCACGATCGTGCGCTGCTGCGCCATATAGGGCGCGCCCAAAGCGGGTTGCGCTTCCCGTACCGGCGCGGGTTTATACAAGGTGTAGATCAAGCCGCCGCCCACGACGACGACAAAGAGCGCAAGAGCCCAGAGTGGATTTGGAGTGGGTATGTTGTCGTTCATGAAGCCACGTAGAGGATATAGAGCGTCGCGCCGAGCCCGGGAGCGGCCACTTGTGCGGTGAGGGTCAGTGTCGTCGAGCCGGAGCCGGTCCAGTCAGTGAGTGGTCGGTAGGTACCAGAGGGGGCATCGGTACCGGCAACGCTCAAGATGCGGGTATTGGCAGGGACCGTAAATATTTTCGTATTGCCGTCGCAGAGGCTTGAGAGATCGTAGTTAAAGACCTCTTTCCCGCCCCCGCCACGATGAAGCGTGTGTCGCGGTCCTTCTACCGGGATTCCCGGCTTATTTTTTAGTCCCTTTTCGTAGTCGAGTTTTTCGGCCATGGGCAGCGCTTCGATCGCGCGAGCGATCGCGGCTGCATGGCTCACGGGATCGATCGCGAGCTCTTGCGCGAGGCGGCGGGCGATCGGCGAGATGAGCGCGGTCAATTCATCTTTCGTGGGCGTGGCACCATCTTTGACCTGCGGGATGAGTGGGCGGATGAGCGCGACGAGTTGCATTTCAGTGGGAAGGCGAATGAGCGGGGTAATGAGCGAGAGGAGTTTTTCATTACTTGGCGCCGGTCCCACATCCCCCTGGGGTCCGCGGATCTCGTTGGTGCGAGCATCGAGCTCACTGCGCAGCGCGCGCTCCAAGCGCGCTTGGAGCTCGGGCAGACTCTGCATGATCTGTTCAGCACGGTGGGCAAATTCCGTGCGGATGTCAGCAAACTGCTGCCGCACCTCCATGAGTTTCATATTGAGATCGGCCGAGGCGGAAGCGAGCGCTTCTTGCACCACCTTTTCGATGATCGAGGCGGCCACTTTGTCGTACTGCGCGAGTTCTTCGAGCACCGCAAAACCGGCTCCTTTTTTCGCCGCGAGAAAACGCCGCGTCTTGGGGCCGAGTGCCATGCCGGTAAGCATAGCATCTTGTTGTGACGCAGCGTGCGTTATCTACAGGGGACTCGCGTGGTTCGTCGCATACTCCTCGAGCGCGGTGCGCACGATCGCCGATTCGCTTACCTTTTCTCGTTTGGCGTGCTTGCGGGCGATCTGCCGGTGCACTTTGAGCGCGCGGAAGCCCCAGTACTTCGTCTTCTCCTTTTTCATATATAAGTAGTATAGCACTATAGCGCGCTCTACACTTATCCACATATCCACAGCGGGGCGGCTTTGACACATTCCTGTATAGCGCTATACTACTTATATATGAACAGGATTCCCATGAAGCTCCGCCGCCAGCTCTCGCTCGATCCGTACTACCACGTCTGCGCCCGCAAGGGCCTGCATCGGCACCAATGCGGAGGGCGTATCACCTGGGAGCACGCCCTCATCCATGCCGGCAAGCAGATTCAGGAGCGCTTTGCCATCATTCCGCTGTGCGCCAAGGCCCACGCGGTCGATCACTTCCAAGATGGCGGCGATCTCTCCAAGGAGATCAATCAGTGGATCGCGCTCAACCGCGCCAACGACGACGAGCTCCTCGCGATCTCCAAGGCTGAGGATTACTTCCTGCGCCGCGCCATGCTCAACAAAAAGTACGGCAAGTACCACGTGCCCGAGCACGATGCGGTCAGTTCGCAGATCATCTACCCGTGGATGCTCTCACGCCACTCCCTCATATGATGGATCCTATTGTCAGCTACATCGCGGCGCACGGCATTGTCGAGGGATATCTCCTCGTCATTCCTACCTTCGCCCCGCTCCTCTTTGCGGCCGTGTGGTACGCGTTCCGCTTTCTGCTCTACCTCGATCGGCGGTGCGCGCGCATGCTCTTCCACGACCCGGTTCCGATGCGCTGCTTCACCGGCTTTGCGCTGCTCACGCTCTTGATCGGCATGGCCATGATCAATGCACCGGCGTCCGATTCCGATGCGCCCATGCTCTTTTTGATCGCGTTTGCCATTGCGCCCATTTGGCTTCTCATGATGCTCAGCGACTACTCCAACCGTGTAATGCTCAGCGCCACCTTTTTCGATACGCAGGCCACGGTCATGTGGCCGGATTCGATGATCGAGAATCTATGAGAGGCTGTGTGGTCGTCTCGCTGTGCTACGTGGCGCTCCTCATCGCCCTCGCGCTCTCCTACCGCTCGAGCTGCGGCGACGTGGGGGCCAACTGCGAAACAGCGCAGCAGTTGCGATTCACTGGGTCCGGAATATCCACGAGTAGTATTTCTGCAACGGCTTCGGAATAGCACCCACTCCTTTGCGTATCACGTTTTCACCAAGGTAGGCGAATTGTTCAGTTGCATACTCCTCCCCGGACATGTTGGCGGTATCGTACGTCGCCTCGATGTGGTTGTTGATATCACGCAAGTCTGGGTTTGTCTTGGCGCTTTCGTTGAAATCGTTCGAGAAGCGTTCGCCAAATGCCTGGGCGTTTGCATTCGGCGTTAGGTCCGGATTGATCCCGGACATCGGAGAGTTGTCGAAAAGCTGGTGCAGCATCTCGTGGCCCAAGATCTCGGGGTCGGTCGTCCGAATGTCGATGTTTGCGTGGTCGAGCTTCTGCAAAAACTTCGTGTGATCGATGATGAAATTGGCGGCTTTTTCGCTCATGAGACCACGCACAAAACTTTCATAGTCATTTCCCTTTCGTCTCTGTTCTCCCTGAATGCCGCCAACGCGTTCAGATCGGGGCAGTACGCCGACCCGCGCTTGGTCAATGACAGCTCGTGCCTGATCAGTGAACGGGAAGAGTTTGAGCGCTTCCTTCTTTGTATTCTGCGCTTTCGAAAAATCGGCAAAATTTCCCAGCAGAGGGTTGGATGGCGTTGCTATTTCTGGCGCATTGAGAGGAGAGCCTACATCATGCGTCGTGCCAGCTGACGACTTCACCGTCTCGCCCTCGAGCAGCTTTGTAGCCTGCGCGGCCACGTCCTTCGTGAGGATCTTCTTTTTCGCGTAGTCGAGCCAGAGCTGCTGCTTTTCCTCTTTCGTTTTGAGCGCCTGCAATTGGTCGACGATGTAGCGGGCCCGGGCGCCATTGGCCACACCCAGTTGCAAGATGAGGCGGTCCTTTGCGGTGATGCCTTTCTCATCGTCCGCGGCGATCGTCTTCAGCCGGGTGAGGAGCTCGGGATTGTCCGTAGAGATCTTTTTCCATTCCGCCGCAACCGCGTCCGCTCCCTGGGAGGCACGCATGTCTTTGAGCTTGCCCCACTCGGCTTCCGCCTCAGCCGCCAGTTGCTGCCGTTCGGCATCCTGCGCGGTGATCTGTTGACGCAGCTTATCCTGCCCGTTGTAGAGGTCCTGGCCTTCTGCGGTTGCTGAGGGTCCAAAGAGCGACGCCCGGACGAAATTCGCCGGCGTCCAGGCGATCGGGAAGGATGTCTTGCCGCCCTTGGCTACTTCACCTTGCATGAGCGCATGGATGCCGTCCCACGTCTTCTTGATCTGCGCGCCGCCAAAGGGAGGCAAGAGGCGCGAGGCGGCCGTCGGCCAGTCCTTGAACGCGCCGGCAAGAAGAACAGGCGAGCCAAAGCGGTTCGGATCACCCTGCCCGAAGACGTTTGCCTTTTTGATGCCGAACATCTGATCCGGTACGACCGAGGTGGCGAGCTGCCCCCCCGGCACGTTCGAGAGGACCTCACCGAGCTGTCGGCCGATGAATTCAGCCGCGCCCTCTGCGGGGCGCCCCGCCTTGATCTCCGAGCCGAGTGTCGCCGCACCTTCCACGAGCGCGTTGATCGGGTCGTAGACGATACGGTTGCCGCGCGTTTTCTGCGAGACTTCGTTGAAGAGGTAGTTGGCGACGAGGAGCGTCGCGAGTCCCGCGAAGTCCCGGGCCTTTACCTGGTCCTTGAGGATCCACCAGAGGTTCTGTACTTCCACCGTGAAAGGCGCGAGCAGCTGCGTGATCTTCGCCTGCTGGTCCACCGGAAGTTCTCCGATGCCGCGGCCGGCGACGAGTTTGCGCGTGATCCCGTCCGCATATTTCACCGGGTCGGTCATCCCTTCGGCGAGCGCTTTGGCGTAGTGCGAGTTCCAAATGAAATGCGTCCCGATCAGATCCCCGAGTCGCATGAGATGCGCCGCTTGCCGCGCCGCGAGCTCGGTCGAAGCGCGTATCGGTTTGGTCCCGAAGTCGCGCGTGAAGCGATCGCGCAGCGTCGTGAGATAGCGCTCCTTGAGGAAGGTCGAGCCGGCCGCTGCGGTGTTTTTTGTAAAGAGCGAGGCGAGCGTGCGCTGCATACCGGGCAGCGAGTAGAGCTTGGCGCTCGCGATACCCTGCGGGATGTTCGCGATCTGCGCGAAGCTCGCGCCGAGATTGCCGAGGATCGTGTTGGCCTTTACGCGGTTGTTCACGTATTCGATGGCCTTCATCGCGCGGCGGCCGCCGGGGATGCGCTTCTGGATCCAGCGGTCCACGGGGTTCGTCTTTGTAGCTAGATTATTTGAAAAGTCGTCGAGGAATTGCAGGAAATTATCGATCCCCTTCTGCAGGCTGTTGTTCTCGGTCGTGCCAGCAATGGGCGCCACGTCGGCGAGCTTGCGTCGCAGGTAGCGGAAGACGCCGATCTGCGGATCTATTTTGATAGCGTAGGCGGCCGCGGGCGCGTAGTCGAGGAAGCCGCCGATCGCCCCTCGGGAGGAAATCGGTCCGAGTCGTTGCTGCGCAAAGGCGAGCCACTTGCTCTTGGGTTTCGTGAATTCCGAGACGCCGACCAGTTTCGGGTCGATGCCCGAGGGTACGTCCATGAAGCTGCGCACCGCGTCCATCATGCTGTCGCCGACCTCACGGAAGTGCCGGTAGTAGTCCTTGCGGAAGGGGATCAGTTTTGCGGGATTGTTGGGGTAGATCTTCTTACGCACGTCGTTGATCTCGGTGATGAGCTGTGTGTACTTGTTGCGGAACCATGCGTCGGCCGCCTGGATCTCGCGCGCCCGCTCGGGCCCAAATTTCGCCACGAGCGCCTCTTCCGTGTGATAGACGCTCTCCGGGTTGGCCGTTGCGGGAGAGGCCATGAGGTCGCGCTCGCCCCAGTCCTGGATGGCCTTGTCGGCCTCTGAGCCGCGCTTGATGCCGTACTTCTCGACGACGTTGGCGCCGATCTCATCGCCCAGTTTGTTGTAGAGATCGACGTACTCGCCCTTGGCCGCATCAAAGGGATCGAGCACCGATGTTTTGATGTCAGGGAAGCGCGGCCCAAAGAAGTGTTCGAAGTTCCGGTACAGATCGCGGAAGCCGCCGGCGAAGCCGGAGATATCCCGGTACGTGCTCCGGACGTCCGCGGTATTCGCCAGCTCGTCTATCGCGCCCACGCGTCCATTTGGTACCACGGGCAGCTCGTCGAGCATGCCACGGACGATCTGCGCGCTGCGTACTTTTGGCCGGAGTTCGCTGATCTCACCTTTTACATCGCGGATCTGCTGCTTCATCGCGAGGTAGTCCTCGAGCCCCTTCTGCGCCTCCTCGAGTGTGTCGAAGCCGTGCTCGGAGAGGTAGATGTCGATATTCTTTCCTTTTCCGCCCGTTTTCATGCCGCGCACCAAGGCCTCATCAAGCCGGAAGTCGCTCCACGATTGGCCGGGCAGGCGGAACTGCGTAAAGAATTTTCCGGGGTGGTCCGCAACCACGTCCTCGAGAATGCCGCGCTCGATGTTCGCTTCGTTGAAGCGGTCGATGATGCGCTGGTCAGCATGTTCCCAGAGCGTGCCGTACTCGGCTTCCGCAATAGCCGCGTTCTCCGGCGTTTTGATCTCACGAGCCAGTTGGTCCACGGTAAGCTGGGCCTGTCTCGGAGTGAGCGCGGAGCGCACCGAGGTGGGCATCGTGGCGTCCAAGATGCGCTGGCCGGTTTCGTTCGTTTGGTTGTCGAGGCGTTGGAGCGACGAGAGTAGTCCCTCGATGTCAGATTCACGCGTCAGCTGCGCGAGGCGCTTGGCGAAGACGGTGATCGTCGTATCGGTAAGATGGGGGAATTGCGGCTTGATCAGATCCTTTACCGGCCCCGTCAGCTTCTCGGCCGAGAGCGCCCTGACGAAATTCACATCCCGCGCCGCGGTTTCAGAGAGCGTTTTGGGGACCGGTATCCGGTCCTTGATCGTTATTTTTTCTTGCCCGCTGTGTATTCCGACGTCTCGCCCTCGAGCATCTTTGAGAACTTGTTGGGAGGGTTGCGCGCGGTCAGATGAGATCCCACCATTCTTTTCAATCTGCGCTTTTTCATTTACTCGCCCTCGAGCATTTTCGAGTACTTGCGGTCGTTTTCCTTGAGCATTTTTGCCGCCCAATTGGAATCGTTCTTGCGGGAGGCCGCTATTTTTTTCTTCGATGAGGAGAGGCCTTTCACCTTTCGCAACGTCGTTGCTTGCTTGCGAGTACCCTTTGAGCTTCCCATACCCTTTCAGTGTAGCATAGGTATCTTGCGGGGTCAACCCAATCCCACGGATATAGTTCGGGTCCACGAAGCGGCCCGTTTCTAGGTAGCGGGTGATCGCCCGGTCGATGGATTTCTCGAGCGCGAGGTCGTTATGATGCAGGTGAACATCGTATCCTTTGGAGTACAAATCATCGATAATAGCTTTTATATTAGCCCTATTTCTACCAACGAGCGGCAAGACAACATTATCGCCATTATTCATCGCGTGACGTAGTACCAAGTCCTTCGCGATGATGTCCGATTCTTTGTGGAGCGCCCCAGCGCCGAGCCCATTCTTGAATTCTGGGGATAACTCTTTCGCAAGATCCGAATCAACGATCAGCGAACCGTGCGCGTCGCGCAAGACGTTTGCGATCTTGTCCGACTTCCCTGCCGCCGGCAAGCCGAGGACAATGTCCGCGCGACGTGCTTTGACTGTAGCTCCTTCACCATAGAGGCGAGTTGCGATATCGCTCCGTAGTTGGTCTCGTTCCGGCGTGTTTATGTGAATCGTCTCAGGAATGGCAGCCGCCTCTGCGCGTGTGGCTGCGATTTTGTCCGCGTGCTGTATCTCAAGTGTCGTTTTTGTTGGGAGCGTTGCCTCGGGCGCCTTCACCCCCAGCTGCTCCGCAATTTTCTCCGCATTCGCTTTGATCTCCGGCGCCACGGTTGGCTTCTGGTTTCCCAGCGTCTCGAGCGTCTGCGCTGCGTGGCCCTCCGCTTCGGCCATCATCTTCGTCGTCTCGAGCGTCTTGATGAGCGAGTCGACGCCCGCCTGTACCTGTGCCGGATCCTTGAGCGCGGCAAAGTGCGCCGCATAGGCGTCAGCGAGATCCTTTGGTACCTTCGCGCGCGCAAGGATCTCACCCGCCCGCTCCACGGTCGTCGCGGCGGTGAGTTCGCGCACAATGAGCCCACCCTCCGGGCCCGTGAGAAAGTTCATCGGGTCGGTCACCATGCTCGCAATGCCGGCAAAGTAGGGCACGCCTTTTGTAAGGGGAGTACCGGCCGTGGCGCTGCTGAAGACGTCGGTAAACTTTTCCCCGAGCGAGGTGGGTGCTTTGTTCCCTTCTGCAGTCGCTCGTGCTGCCGTCTGTGGATTCGATGAGTGGGAGAGCACGCCGGCGAGAATGCGAGAGGGAAGTTCCGGTACGAGGCCAAGGAAGTAGTTGTACGCTTCTGAGACGCCGCCGATCGTGCGTGCCGTGTCGGTTACCGCAAGTGACTCGGGACCCTGCCCGGACACCGGCCGGATTGTTTTCTGCAGCGGAGTGGTGCGATCACGTGAGAGCGACGTACCACCCACGAAGGCGTACTGCACTTTCTTCGGCACAATATTCCCATTCGGGTCATAGAGCGCCATGCGCTTGATACCTTCCTGGATATGAGCGGGAACATTCGCCGCGTCCGGTGGTGCGAAGTCCGCAAAGCTCTTCGTACCCATCGTTTGCTGCAGCTGGGGCGTGCCCAGGTGCAGGTCAATTTGCTGCGGTGTGGGGATCGGCTGTTTCGAGAGGACGGCCGAGATCGCTTCCGTCGAGGGGATCGCCATACGAGTTATTGGAGCGATGGCGGCAGTCCGCTGGTATCAGTGGTTGTGTCTTTGGGCTTGTACAAATAGTCGAGCTGCTCTTTGCGGCTCGCTTTTGCGAGGCCTGCCTGTTCCAACTTCTTGAGTTCGGTCGCGGTGAAGGGTTGGCTGTCCGCGCTGCCGTACTGCGTCTCATACTGCGCCTTCAGTTGATCTTGGTCGGGGGTAGGGAAGTAGTTCACGCCCGCAGCCTTTTGGGCGGCCGCAAGGTATTCTTCCCACGAGGGCGCGCCCGAGGAAGAAGAGGAACTGCTGCTCGTCGTCTTCCCTTTCGGGCCCGTCGCGATCACGTTGCCCTGCTCGTCGTAGCGCACTTGATTGGTACCGAGCGTGAAGCTGCCACTCGGCTGCTTGAGTTTCGCGAGGTAGGCGAAGTACTGCTGCTCGGGCGGGAGTGCGGCGATCTCTTTGGGCAGGCCAATGTTGTCGCGAATGTATTGAAAGGTCGCCATGTCGCTCGAGAGATCCTTGGCGTTGCCGCTCACGGTCAAGTTCTTGAGCGTGCCGGCCACATCCTCTGCCGTCACGTTGTAGCCGTTTTTATTGAGCACATCGAGGATCTTGGTGGGGTCCGTGAGTCCCTGCGTCATAAGGCTCGCGATCGCCGTATCTCTCGAAGTTGCGATCGCCTTATCCTGGATCTGCTTGTTGACCGAGGCGGCTTCCGCGGCGTTGTTCTGAATGGCCGTGAGCGCTTCGTCCTCGATGCGTGAGAGGTCACTGCTCAGCTGCGCCGCGTCGCGGAAGTTGCCACTCTCCACTGCGGCGTTGATGGAGTTCACCTGCGCGTTGTATGCATCGTCGAGCTCTTTCACCTTTTGCATGCCCTCCACTTCTTTTGCGGTCAACAGGTCGCTCGACATGCCCGGGGAGTATTCCGCTTGCCCCGAGCGGATAAATTGCTGCGTCCAGTCCGCCTCGTTTGCCTTGTTGCTCTGTTGGAGCATATCGCGGCGCTGCTGCCAGGAGCCGGTCAAGGAATTGATCTGTGCCTGCGCCGAGGTTTTCGCGGCGAGGATGAGGTTGGTGTAGAGGTCGGTCGCCATTTGTTTTTGGGCGTCGTAGTTGGCGAGGCGCGTCTCGAGGAGCTTCGCCGTGTCCGTTTTGTTGGCATCGAGCTCGGCTTGCACGTCGGGCGGGACGATATCAGTGGGGATCTGTGCATTTGCCGCCTTCGTGGCCGCGTTTGTCGCCTGCGTTTGGGTCGCCGTCTTTACCACGATGTTCGCGGCGTCTATCTTGGGCTGCACTTTCGTCGCAAAGTTCTCCTTGCCGGAGATCGTCGAGAGCACCGCTGGCTCGCCTTTGACCGGCGGGAGCATGCTCGTGGGGATCGTCTGATTGCCCACCTCGGTGGCGTCGTAGCCGCCGATGGTGCCTCCGCTGATCGTCTGTTGTTTTGCGACGTAGACCATAGAGTTACCAGTGCACGATCACGACACCCTGCGCTCCCGTGCCTCCTGTGTGTGAGTCAGCAACGCATCCTGCGCCGCCGCCGCCGCCGCCATAGTTGCCGCTCGCCCCACCCTCTGCCTGCGTTGCGCCGCCGGAACCACCGCCGCCGAGCTGCGAGGCACCGCCAGCGCCTCCGTTATCCGCCGCAGTGTTCGAGCCTTTTTCTCCATGGCCTGCCCCACCGCCTTGACCGGAGATATTGATATCACCACCGCTGCCCACACCTCCTGCGCCGCCAGAGCCTTCACTCACTCCGAGGCTACCGCCACTTGCGGAGAGATAAAAGCCGTTTGTGCCAAAGGTTGACCATGTTCCCGCTGCCGCAGCGCCGCCGCCACTCCCCACGAAATACTGGATGGTGCTTGATCCTGTGACGTCGACGTTTTCGTACGCATACCCGCCAGCTCCACCTCCGCCGCCAGCTGACGAGGCGCTGCCTGCAGCACTACAGCTCCCACCGCCTCCGCCTCCTCCTACTACTTCGACTGACAATTTGGTGATTCCCTGTGGTACAGAGAAAGTCGACGTCCCCGTCGAAGAGAGCACTGCGATCTGCTTGCCGATCTGCCACGCAGGAAATGCGCCGATGTATGCCGATGATGTTGCAGACGCAACGAATGGTCCCGCCACGGTTGTTGTTGCTCCGGCATAAAGCGCGATGGTCGTCGTCCCCAAAAGTTTCGGATCGATCGTGCCGTCCGCTCTCGTCACCACAATGCGGTTCGGTGCTGTCGTCGTTGCATAGGTCGAGGTGGCGAGCGATGCGGGCAATGCCAGGCGGCCGGTCGAGCCGTTCGTCACGCCATCCGCGGCTTCCGCGCCCGTCGCCATCTCTACCACGCCAGCTACCGTTTCGCTCGAGGTGCTGTTCGAGGGCGTGATGGGGAAGGTGCTGAAGGTCCACTGGCCCGTGATCGTCTCGTCGTTGCTTTTCACCGCGAAGTTCTGGTAGAGCTGTGGGGGATTCGAGATCGCCGCGCTCGTGCCGCCGCCGTGTTGCTTTTGGAGCGTCGTGGATGCGGTGTACGGCGAGATGGGCGAGAGGCCGCGGGAGAGGCCGGTCAGGGTCGCCGTACCATCGGCATTCTGCGTCACGCCGGTGAAGGAGACGAACTCTTGTTTGGTCGCGCTGCCGGGTTCGAGCGTGAGGTAGCCTATCGTTCCAAAGTCGGCCATCGCGAGTTTCTGTTTGGAGACGGGGATATAGAAATAGGTGAGCGTGAGCGTTGTTGCCGAAGAGCTCACGCCGGAGCCGTAGAGGAAGTACTGCGTGCCGCCGACGGTATTGATCGAGCCGAAGCTCGGCGCCGTCCGGACCCCCTCAGTTTGAGGCTGCTGCGGAGCTGCCGCGCTTGCCTCTTTATTCTCCGCGATGGTAGTGCGCATGAGGTCCACTTTGGTCGAGAGGTCCAGGAGGTCGAAGTCAAGCGCGCTCGTCTTCTGCGTGAGCGTGTTGACGCGTGAGACGGTCCCAATCAGCAAAGCGCCCGCAAGCGCGACCAAGGGGACGATGATGAGGGCCGCGAGGGGAACGAATCCTGCCTGCCCTGAGTGAGTCGAACGGATGGAATTTTTCATAAGATGAATGATAGCACTACTTTTAATTGGTAAATTTCACCGGTGCGTTCTTGCTCGTCGTCACGTTCGGTCCGTGCGCAAGGATCTGGAACCGGGCATCCAGATCATCACACTCGAAGCGCGTCTGATGCTCAAAGAAGTCAAGCGGCGCCACCTTCTTGAAGCGCCGGTACTTGATGAGATCCGGTATCGATTCCAAGACCGCGCCCAAGGGTGAGGTGCCCAGCGAGTTGACTCCCAGAGCAGCTGAAGGATTGGGCGTGAAGGTAAAGTCAGCATCCGCGCCGTTGTATTCGTACGTGCGCATGGTTTTGGCCGCGAGGTATTCATAGAGGCAAATGAGACGGACCGTCGCGTTGGAGGTGAGGTAGAGCTCCGCGAAGTACTTGTCGTATGCTTTCAGCTTTTCGCGCATCTCAAATGAGTCGTAGGCAAAGTGCGCCTTGAATGAGATCGGCTGCCCATTGTCGTTGGTCCCGTCGAAGAGCACGTAGCTCTCAGTTAGCGCTGGGGAGTGGCCGATCAAGTTGCCGGCGTACTCGCTCATCTGTCCCACCGGCAAGAGCTGCGGCGGCTGCCAAAAGCTCCGACTCCCCTGCGCCGTCTGTCGAAAGGAGAGGATGAACAGCCGGCCCGAGGCGGCGGCCGCCACGTAGAGGTTGTTTTTGAAAAAACGGATCGAGCCGCCGGTGAAGTCGGCCGCCAAGAAGTCCGGCTTGATGGAATCCGAGATCGGAATGGCGTCCGGGTCGATGAGGTTCTCGACCGAAGAGAGGTCGAGGAGCTCGTTGGATGCGTTGAGGTAGATGATGGCGTTTTTCATTTTTGCGATGAGCTCTTGCGAGACAGCGCCCTGTCCCGACGAGACGATGATGGGTTTTATTTTCGCGATCTGCGAGATCGAGGCGTCCCCAAGGTCGACGAATTCCACGCGGTAGATCCAGTCGTTGCCGGCAAACATCACGATCGATTCCTGGCCGCTCCCCGTGAGGTTGGTTTTGAAGCCGATCGTGTAGTCGTCGAGGACGAACTGCCAGCCGTCGGTCGCGATGCGCGGGGAAGAAAAGGTGAAGTCGATGAAGGAGGTCGATTTGCTCATGTACACCACCGAGCTCGAGTGCGATCCCACGTACACGTGATTTTCCAGGACGGCGATGATGTCGTTCGTAAAGCCGGAAGCCGGTGTCGTCGTGTTGGCGCGCACGACCTGCACCACGAGCGCACTCGCGCTGAAGGTGAAGCCCGAGAGATCAGAAGAGACGGTAAAGTCGCTGCCACTCTGCGCCGTGTATACCGTCTCGCGCCATGTGCCGCCCGAGTCCTTGATGCGTATGCTTCTGGTGCCGGCCGTGAGGAACCCGGAGGTGCCGATTGCTTCGTTGATGGTGATCGTCCCCGCTGCCACAACGGCGAGCGTCCCGAAGGCGCCGCTCCATTCGTAGAGCGTGCTCGAGTGATTCACGAAAAGGATCTCCCGGATGAGCTCGGAAGCGTTCCAGATGGTGCACCAGCGTAGTGGGTAGCTTCCATTCAATCCCGTGTAGAGCGTCTCCCAGGCGGCCGAGGTCTCCGAATAAAATTCAAGGTCCCCATTATCGTCCATGCGACCCATCAGGGTATTGCCCGCTTTCGTCTTGAAGACAAACTCGCTGATGATGCCGTTGCGGTCCGTTGATTCCGCGCCCTGCATGGTGTAGCCGCCACGGCTCTCCACTTTGTCGCCCTGCTTATCAGTCGCCTCGTTGATGAGGACGTTCTGCGAACCCGAGACGAGGTAGCCGCGCGGAGTTGCGGTCGCGTCGGAGCGCGTCCGGTAGCCGAGCGCGCCCTCGGTGAGCGTGAACTCTTTCGTCTGGGGGTTGCTATTCATGGCGGTTACTCGCGCCAGATGCGGCAACGGGAGCCGGAGGGGCGGCGGCGGAAGGTCATGTAGTGGGCGTGGGGCGAGAGCGTCTCCGTCGGCTTATCCCGCTTGTACTGGCCGTAGAGACCGCCGTCGTCATTGGATTTTTGCGGATCGCCGTTGAGCTTGAATTTGAATTTCACCGCCTCTTCGTCGAGCGAGAGATCCTCGGCGATGAGCTGGCAGCATTCGTAGAAAAAGATGTTGAGCGATTCCTGCTCCAAGACAATGAGATCCGAGGTCGCGGTCGGCGTGTCCTGCCAGGTAGCGCCGGTCGAGTCAGTAAAGAGGCAGTTGGAATAGTACGGCGTCTCGAAAGGCGTGCCGAGCTTGACCGTCATGGGTCCCACACGCACGTCCGCGATCGCGCCGGTCGTCACGAAGGTGAGGCGCTCGTAGTCGTACGCGGTGATGGTGGGCGAGAGTGTTTTCACCCCATCTGCCCAGTCGAAGCGCACGAGGTTGACACCCGCTTTCCACGAACCGAAATGCACCTGGCCAGTGATCGTGTAGTACTCGGTCGAGGCGGAGCCGATCAAGAGTGTGACGGAGGTAATGGATGCTGCCTGCGCCGCCGTTGGAATATACACCTTGCGGAAGAATGACCCGATCGACAAAAAGTCGGTGAGGTCGACTTGTGTCATCGTCCCGGCGACCCCCGCTTCGAGGTAGCCGCCGGTTGCGCCGAGGTCGACGCGGAGCGTGTCAGCGCCATCGAGCGTGATCACTTCATCTATTTCGAGGCCCGTTGCACCGCCGCCTGCCGCCCATTCGGTCGTGACTTCCGTCTGGTCCACTTTCATCGATGCGGCGCCGCTCGTCGCGAGTCGCACGACTTTCGCGCCATCCAGCGATTCCACCGAAACTTTACCGATCTGCTTGTCGCGATCGAATTCTTTGGTAAAGGTCTGCGAGAACTCCTCCCCGACCCGCCCGTCCTGCGGCCGCGGATCGATCACTTTCTTGCCTTTCAGATCCGCGGCCGGTGCGTAGTCGTAGATGCCCTGAAAGACATTGAAGCGCATCAGCCGCACCGTTTCGTATGGATCAAGCGCCGAGAGCAGGTTGCCTGCCGCCTCACCAAAGATCGAGAAGTCCGTGATGCCCTCGATATCATCGATCGAAGCCCCGCGGAATTTGCGAGCCAGGCGATCGGTGAGCGTGGCGATGTCCATACGCGTTATTGATTCTCCTTGCGGCCAACCCACTGGCCCCAGACGCCCGCGTTATTCGAGCTGCCTGGATTGACGCCGACGACAGCGCGCATATAGCGCAGCGGTCGCGTGATCTCGATCTGCCGGTACGCCATCGAGGTCGAGGCCGTGCAGTTTGAGCCGACCTGTTCGCACGTGCCGGTCGTGATTGTCGAGGAGGTTGCGACTGCCCAGTCGATGTTGTTGTCGGATTCTTCGATGCGAAACGAGAGCGTCGTCGTACCAAAGAGGGTATTGACGGTCGTTGAGGACTTGATGCCGAGGTTGAAGATGGCCGTATTGAGCGCGAACGTGTTGCCCGACCCGCTGTCGAAGGAAATCGTGGTCGTCGCGTTACCAGCCGTCATGTAATTCGGTGAGGTACTCGCCGCGCCGGTTGTGGCACCGACGGGCGAGGAGCGAAAGAAGGACTCGGGATTCGCATGCACGAGTGGCGCGAAGCCGAAGGCAATGATGCCCACAATCGCGAGAGCGAAGGCGAGCGTGATGGTCTTAACGATAGTGTTCATGTTGATGTGTGATGCGAATAAGGGTTCGCGATCTCAGCTTCGCCCGCGGCAGCAGGCGAAGTGAGATCACGATCAGTCTGCGTTGATCGCGGGGTGGTAGAAGACGCTCACATCGGTGTCAAGTTGACGTGCGAATGTGAAGCATCCCATCACCTGCGGTCCGATCGGCAAGACGCCGCCCGCACCTGAGATGGTGCTCGTGGCGACCGTGTAGAGGTCATCTCCGGTACCGGCGGTAAACGTAATCGTTTTGCTCGCCGTTGTGGTGCCGTTAATGATACACAGTTCTTGCCGATCCCCTGCAGTGGGGATCATGGTCGTGAGGGTCGAAGAGGCCGGTAGCGTCAGGGTCAGGCTGTTCGTGTTCGGCGTGATGAGCATCGTGTCGTAGTTCAAGATGTCAGCCTGCAGAAGCGTGTACGTGGTCGCCGTCGTCGACGTCGAATTCGTGTAGCTCTTCAGTGTGCCCGCGTCGAAGGTGGCTTTCGCCGCCGCGACGATGGTGCCGATCCATTGCCCTGAACTATTGATGATACTGGTGCCGTTCACTTTAAACCCTTGCTGCGCATCCCAGAAGGACTGCGTGGTGTTGCCGGAAGCCGGTGTACCCACGTGCCCTCCAAAGGACAAGGCTGCTAACACGATAGCAACCGCGATGCCAGCCCATAGAAGCAATGTGTTGTTCATGGTGTTGGTTGCTGATTAACTATCGTGATTAAGCGGTCCCGTTGTTCCCGACAAAGCCGCCCCAGTCTCCTGCGAACGCGCGCTCCGAGAAGCGTGCGCGGTAGAAGGCCCGGCGCTTGCGGTCGTACATCGGATCGACGTACTCGCGCTGCATGTCGATGCGCTTGGCGCGCGTGATCTTGTGCATGCGAGAGACCGCGAAGTACGACGTGTCAGCATTGCTGTTGAGCGTGTTGTACGTCGAGTCGAGGAACTCCGAGGCGCCAACGACGAGCCCTGGGTACACCTTCGAGATGTAGTTGAGGTCGTTGTCGGTGATGCCCGGCTTCAGCTCCGATCCCACGATCACCGTGAGAGTGGGGTGAAGCTTGGTGGGTCCCAACATGCCGTCGGCGTGGTACGAAGCGAGGTCCCCGTCCTGCGCCGGTTGAAGGCGGAGAGAGCGGATCATGATCGCGACGTTGTCGGCCGAGGCCGCACCCGTCTCCAAGTTGTCCACCGTCGATCCCGCGAGGGAGATGTGGCTGTTGCTTGCTAATGCGACTGCGTCCGGCGTTGTGACGCCCGAGAACGCGTCGCCGTACGTGTACTTGAACGCGTACTTGTCGCGGCTCGTGCGGCCGCGCACGCCGAGCTGCTCTACCCACGAGTCCACCGTGCCCCAGTGCTGGCTCGCCTCCTGGTAGCGTTGTGGGATCGGGATATCGCGGTCGAATTCGAACACCTCCGCTGCAACCTTGTTGCCGACGCGTACGGTGGCCTCATCGACTTCTTCGTCCTCCTGCGTGACGTTGAAGTCACCGGGGCCCATCGATTGTGCGTACTGCACGAAGAGGAGATCTGTATCATCCTGCCGGAAGAACAGCTCATCATCGGCGCGCACTTCACCCGGCTGCTTGTCCATCTCGTACCCGCTGTCGAAGACCTCATCGAGGCCAGCGGCAACAGTGAGACGGACACCACCGGAAGTATCTAGTTGTAAGCCCATAATGTTTTGCTAAAGCCAATAAAAGAGCACCCAAGAACCAAGGTCCCTAGATGTTGCTGCCCGTCAGGATCGATGCACACGGAGCCACGAACAGAAGGCCCTTGATGATGTCGCCATCAATGATCACGAGCGAGAGCGTCGAGCTCTTCGCGGCCGTGGTGTTGGTTTCGTCGATCGTGAGGGTTCCCGCCGCCGTCGCCGCCGAGCGGTCGAAGTTGGTGACGTCGTTCAGCATTGCGAGGAGCTTCGCGTCCGTGTTGATGTTGGTGACCGTTGTTGCCTTGGCCTCCAAGATCGTTCCGGGACCGACCAATTCGATGTCGATCACTCCGTCGGCAGATGCCGTGTTGGTCGCTGCATTGTGCGACACCCCGATGAACGTGTCGGTGCCACGGGTCGGTGCTCCGTTCGTGACGATGTCGGCATAGTTGGTCCCAGTGCCGGCTACCATCATGGCGTCACCCGCTGCGATGCCAAGTTTGATGTTGGCTTCGGTGCGGAAACGCATGACGCCGTATGGGTTCTTCTTGATGCGCACGTTATTCGCTGCCATACGATGTTTCAGATTAGCGCTGCTAATGTGAACATCGACTCTGTGAAAGGGTTACTGCTTCTTTTCTGTGACCCAGCCTTTGCCGGGGGAGAATTTCATGACATATCGCTTGGCTTCCCACGAGCCGTCGGCATTCGGCTTGAAGCCGCGGCGGCGGAGGGTCGCCTGATCTCCCGAAGAGAGTTGGGGGACGCGTGGCGTCGCAGCGGGGCGTCGTCCGGGGCCAGAGGCCGCGGTCGGCCGCACATCCTGCGCGCGCCGGATCTCATCGATCGATCGACGGATCCGTCCCTTGTTCGCGATATAGAAGGCATTCTCGATGTCGGCCTTGATGTTGCCACTCTTCACGATGGAATTCTGGTAGTGATGCATGATCACCTTACGCTGCGCCTCGGTCGTGGAGAGCTTCTCCGCTTCCTGCTCAGCGAGGTCATCCTTGGTCACATAGCGGTTGTCCACCTCTTCGTCGCGTGCGGCTCGTGCGGGGGGCGTTGCCGGATCTTTCGGCTGTAACACCTTATCCGGATCACCGCCGAGCTCGCGCAAACGCTTTGCGTTGAAGAAGAGTGTCCGCTCCGCTTTTTCCAGCTCTGTATATCGTGAAGGAGCTACCGGGGGCGTACCCTCGAGATCCTTCAGTTCCTTTTCAAAGTCAATGTCCTTTTCATCTTCCTCCTCTTCCTCGTCAGAGGCAGGGGGAGCCGCATCGAGTTCCGCTTTCGCGTCGTTGTACGCGTCCTCGGCAATTTCGGCTGCTCCTGCGAGCGCTTCATCCCCGGGGGCTGCGGCGGCTGCCTGATGCGCGGCGTCCGCACTCGTGCGTAGCTGTTCCAATGCACCTTCCTTTTGCTGTCGTTCTTCCTTGTTCATAGTCTTCCATTATTTTTTATCTTCCTAATAGTCCTCTTCGGGACTCCGCGGGCCCTCCGTCTATTTCACGAGAGGAAGTGTCTCGCTACGGTGACGGGTTGCCCGCGGAGTCTCAAAGAGCTTTGCACTGCTTGATGAACGATTCGAGGATCTCCAGATCTTTGTACATCGCGCCCGCGTAGATGAGATCATCTTGGGTCGCCGCTTTCGCGGTGGCCTGCAGGTACGCGAGGTAGTGGATATCGCGCCGCATGGTTTGCCAGAGGAAGGACCGTTCGAAGTCCTTCGCCTCGGCTTTCAGCGCCGAGACTTCCTCAGCACGCAGCTTGCGCGGTCCGATGTACCACCCGCGGCTCGAGACCGAGAGCACCTCAGTGCTGTCGATGAAGCGCGGGATCCGGTGGCTCGTTCGTTTTTCAAGGTGCAGATCTTCCGTTTTCTTCCGCATATCTTCCGCTTACCACTACGCCTCGATCGCGCGCTTCTTGCCCTTCTTCTGCATCTCCACGGCTTGCTCATCCGCTACTTCCTGCTCGCGCACGGTGCGCACCAATCCGCCGAGCTTCTCGTAGATGAACTGCAGCGCGTCCTTTCCCTTCGGATCGATGTCCGCGATGGTGAGGAATCCTGCAAACTTCTCCCGGCTGTCGCTCTCCCCTTCGCCCTTCGGGATCCGCTTACCCGTGATGAGGTCGAGGATGTCCTTCGCCCGCGCTACCTTGTCGGCGTTTACCAATAGCACTGGATTTTCCTCTACCTCGTCTCCACCTGTTGGTAAAAGTGCCTCGAGCTGTGCTTTCGTCATTGCGTCTACATCGTGCTCTATCCCTGCTGCTGTCAGCTTTTCGCTGATCTCTGTTTTAGTTGCCATATGTCGTTATTCGTTATGCTTTATAAAATCTCGACCTTTATGATAGCATGCCTGCGCTTGCTCCTTGATTCACCACACGCTGCGGCAAGCCGGGCGCGGGGGTCGGGGGCGTTTGAAGGGTGCCGGGCGTCACTTGCGCGGCGATGGCTTTGATATTCGGCAGGTACTTGCTAGCATCGCCACGGACCGCAGGCTCCAAGAGGAAGTCACGCGTGATCTTATTCATCGCGTCCGCGTCCTGCAGGATGAGGGGGTTCGCGATCGCTTTTTCATAGATCGATACCTTGAAGGCGCGCTCAAAGGCGTCGTTGCGGCGCAAGAGCGCGTCCGAGTCGATGGTCGTCAAGAAGTCGAGCCGTGCAAAGACGCCCGGGTTGATCTCGAGAATATCTTTATCCTCACCGCTCTTGCTCATGAGGTCGTATTCCTCCATTTCACGCTCCTGCTCGGTCATGGGCGCGCCCGCAAAGCGGTCCGTAAAGCGGATATAGGTCGAGACGCTGCGGCCCTCTTTCACCCGGCCGCCCACGACGAAGGTTTTGTAGAACATCGTCCCGGCAATATCGCCGGCTTCGCCGATCGTTTGGTGCCGGATGATGTCGTCGTCCAAGAGGCCGCCGACCTGCTGCACCATTTTCGCGATCATCTTGGCGGTCAGGGTGAGGTTCGTCTGTGTGTTCTGCTCGAGGATCTGCGCCTCCACCTGTGTTTTCTTGGGACCATTCTGCATGCCAAAGGCCTGTGGGTCGAGCGAGTCCTCGGAAGCAGAGCGTTCCGCTTCGCGCAGCGCCGAGAGCGCGGCCGATGGGTTCGAGACACTGAGCGGCACCGCTTTTGCATCCTTGCCGAGTTCGGTCACGCCGGCAGGGGAGATAACCGTTTTATCGATCTTGCCGGCCCCCATGGTGACAAGCGGCATAAAGGTGGCGAGGCGTGAGGCGTCGAAGTAGTCCTGCCATTCGCGGTCCGTGGCCTCCTGGTCGTTCTGCATTTTGTCGACCAGCGACTTGTACCCCACGAAGCGCATTGCGTCGATGGGTTCGAACCCATACTTGACCGTGTCGTAGAGGGGAACTTCGACCACGGCGCCCTTCACCGTCTTGATCTTGCGATGGTAGAAGGGATTGTATGCGGTGTTCGGGTTCGAGAGGTAGATGCCGTTGACGAAATCGATCTCGCAGTCGCTCCGGCGGTGCTTGTACGTCACACTGCCGACCATGTCGTCGTTGATGTCGTCGACGTCGTAGAAAAAGCCATCGGCGGCGACCATGGTGATCACGCCCTTTTTCACCGAACCCCAGTTCTCGTGCAGACCATGCTTGGCTTCCATTTCCTCGTACGCGACGCGGCGCTTGCGGATGATCCAGTCCTGTTTCTGCCATTCAAATTGGTAGGGGTTGCCGAAGAGCATCTCGTCGATGGGGATGAGTGAGTGTTGAAAGCCGGAGTAGATATCATCGATGATGCGCTGCTGTTCGCCGCGTACCCACGACCACTGCCAGGCTTCGCAGTACTCGACGCTAAAGTAGCTGATCGGATTGACCAGCCCGCCGATCACCCCGAAGAGAAAGGCCGTGTCGTAGTTACTGTGGCGGATATTGTACTCGACGAGCGCATCCATCGCGTAGCTCGCGTTCTTGTCCTCTTCCTGGTCCTCATTCTGCGCGAAGTGTTTCGGGTAGAGCATCTGCGAGGTAAGGCGCGCGGCGGTTGCGATCACGCGATTGCGGGTAATGGGCCGGACGCCGTTCCAGCGCCACTCGTCGTCACCCTCGTACGGCGCGTCAGCGTGGGCGAGCCATGTTTTCTGGCTCTCGTTTGCGCGCTGGGTGATGGAGAGGCCGTTGTACTCCTGCATCGGCGCGGCGAGCACCGCCTCACCGTCCTCGTATGCGTCTTTGACCACAATGGTGAGGTCGCGGATCTCTGGTGTCGGCTGATAGTCCGACTTTTTCGAGCTGATCTTTCCTGTTTTGTCGGTGAGGAGCGTGCCGTACATGCACCCCTAGCATATCACCCCTTCACGAGATGGATCGCGTTGTCCACAGCGAAGTGCTCCTCGATGCGTTTGCACTTGCGGTGGCCGTGGCCCGAGCCGCCGGTGATCCGCTTGTACAGATCGAGCGAATATTTCGCCGAGGAGGTCATGAAATCAATGCGGCCGTCACGGTAGAAATCGACACACACAAAATCTTTGTATGCATCAGTGCGATCGATCCATCCGGTCACGGTGAGGCCACCGGTCCATTCAACGAACCGGTCCCACCGCACGTACGGCAGCTTATTGCACGTCTCTTCGACGGTATGTTTCAGGGAGCGCCACTCACTCATACTTCCTCGCCATGGATCAGCCGCTCAAGTTGCATCCCGCGATCGCATGCGCAGAAAGAAAGGCGCCGGCCGATCTCCGCGGAAGTCGCATACCCTTTTCCATAGCAGCTCTCGCAGCCGCCGAATGCTTTGATCGTCTTGTGGATGAGCGACATCGCGTGCGCGAAGATCGCAACCGCGTCGCCGCGGCCGATCACGCCCTCCGGGAAATGATCCTCGAGAACCGCCTCCAATTCCTGCCGACAGTCGCCTTCCAAGCTCATGGCATGAAGGATAGCACACTCAAAACGGGGAGGAAGTGTTGATAATTTTTTACTGTTCGAGCGGCCAAGCGTCTCCGCATACACCGCTCGAGGAGTGAGACCCTTGAAGGAAACTCTAGTAGCCGTCGCCGTCGCCGTTGCCGTCGCCGTCGCCGTTGCCGTCGCCGTTGCCGTTGCCGTAGCCGTAGCCGTTGCCGTAGCCGTCGCCGTCGCCGTCGCCGTAGCCGTTGCCGTAGCCGTTGCCGTTGCCGTAGCCGTCGCCGTAGCCGTCGCCGTTGCCGTAGCCGT